TTTGCAGCTTCTACCGCTTCGGTTGCGATAGGAGCCTCAGATGTAATATCTGACACTTTGTCCTCCTGTGTTGTTTGATCCTCAGCGGTTGCTTCGGAATTCTCTGGTGTATTTGTTGCAACTACCTTTTCAACTTTGGCTGAAGCAATTGCTGGATCAGACACCAAACTGACTTCATGTAATGAACTCTTTGAGATAACCATTGCTCCGTCTTTGTTATCCCATGCATCAACCATTACGCCAACAGAAAATCCGTCCCTTAGTCCAGTAGCGGCCTCTTCCAAAGCGTCATCCGCAGCGAAAGTTTTTGCAAGCTTAAAGGTACCTTCCAAGCCTTGATCGTTAGCGGTAATATCAATTAGTTTGCCCAATGGACGAGTTTTATCATGCTCTAATAGCAATTTGACAGGCTTTGAGAAATCAATGCTGTCTTTTGCAAATACTGTTTTGCCGGCTGATGTATTTCCAGCTTCATTCCAGCTAACTATCGTTCCAGATATGGTTCGCTTATTCGTATCAGCAGCGGTTATGGTTATTGGGAAATTAATCTTCATCGGATTAAGTCCTCCTCCTCTTGGATTTGCTCAACGCTCATTGCGCCGATGCGGTTTAGGATTTCATAAACTTGAGCACGCTCTAATGCTGAACCTCTCAAGAAATCATCAATGTCAAATCGAACCTCAACACCATTTGGCACAAAATCAGCAGCAGATAATCTTTGTTCAATTGGAGTGATGATATTTCTTAAACTGAAATCAATAAGTGCTTTTCTTTCCATAATTGTGGTGCTGTATGTCATGCTGGTAGTTTCAGCAGATAAAAATGATGCTGGAATGCCAACTGCTCTTGCGATTTCAGTTGCAAGATATTGGCGTGCTTCATTTAATTGTAATTTTTGCGGATCAAAGCCAAGTGCATTTAATTCAACATCAGCATTTAAGAATGCTGTTGCTCTTGTGTTTCTAGCAACCTTCCATGACTCAAGAAGTTTTGTAATTCGCTCTGGAGTAAGATTTGTTCCATTTGATTTTAATACCATTGTTGGAACTGGCTCTTTTGCATATAATTCGGCAGCCTTTTCTAATTCTTGTGCAGCTCTAATTGTGCGACCTGCTCGATTTAATACGCCTTCATCAAGTCCGCTGAAAACAATAATACTGCCAACACCGCTTGCTGGTATATGCATTCCATCGATCAAATATTCGGTAATTTCAGTTTGAGCAGCATTTGTATTATATGTAATTCGATTTGGTGCAACTCTTGTCCATGCACGAACTCGACTATTATCTGATGCAGCATAAGAATCTAATACTTGTCCATAAGCAACGCCATGAAATAATAAATCTTCAGCAATCCATGCATAAATAGCTGATCCGGCAATTCTTGGATCTGGTTGCATAATGACTCTGTTTGGATCTATATGTTCTTTTGTAAAATGATTATAAGTTTCTAAAGGTAGCGAACCAATTGTGCTACAAATAATATTTCGTGCTCTTGCAACAGATGGAACGGACATTGCTTGTTCTCTTGTTGCAGTTTGTGCTCCCAAAAATAATCCGCCAAATGCTTGTTGTAAATTGAATGGCGTGTTAGCAGCAGCTACATCTACTGTTGGTGTAATTGCGGTATTTGTGATAAATCGGTCAAATAATCCCATTAGTACATAATATACCATAATGTCCAATTTATCCGACTTGTATATCAATCTCCGTTTCTGCCTGTGTCGCAAAATAGGTTGCTAACGCCGATGCGACAGCTGCACAAACTGCCACTCGACTAGCACGCCTTCCAATGATCCATGACCCATCCCCATAGGGCAGTTTCGCAGCGGAAAGCGTTTGTTGGGTCAGTTCATCCTGCCCACCATGTTGTAATCGATGACTATTGATCGCCCCCAGCCACCTATCACAACTTTCAGCATATATCGCCCCATCCATATCTGTAATAGGAATTCCAGCAGGAACTAACCGACTTGCGACGGCTTGTGCAGTCCTTTTGGAATAAGCGACAGTCTGAACATTATATTTTCTAACATAAGGCGCAATATCGTTTGCAACCGCTAAATCATTGATTGAATAATCATTTGACCAAGTATGCAATAAAACTAAATTAAACTTTTCTCCGGGAAGTTTTTGAGTAGCAACTAATGCGCCAAACTTACGATCCGGCGACAAATCCAAACCAAACCAAGTTTCTTTATCAGGGTCTAATGGTATTGGGTCGGTCTGACATAATGACCACTTTTGTGCATCGATTGCGCTGTTTATTGTGTCTACCCACTGACATAATACCTCGGTTCGCACAATATCCGGTGGATCGTTAATTACTGCTTTTAAGTTATCAGGATGTATTAAATGTCCCAACGATGGATTGGCTTGAGCAAAAGCACCCCAGTTTATGTCGCCTGACGGAAAGGAGATCGGCGCATCTGGTTCGGCACTCCACTCAAACCAACCTATCGTGTCGCTGGGGTTCGAGCCCGTAGCTAAAGCTCGCTCCCTAAGTTTGTTTAAGATAACTGAATGTTGATCACCAGCATTTGAATAAATCCAAACTTGAGGATTTTGTGCAGCCATCATGGTGTATCGCATTGATGACCAAGCATCCTCATCTTTATATTCTCTTAATTCATCAAGATGGATTGTGGATGGTTTTGAAATACCTCGGGAAGCGTTATTAGCAGCTTTGACAACAAATCGCCTACCGCCTTTAAGTTCCATTTCCTCAGCACCATGCTGCCATCTAATCTTTTTTACCTCAGCAGCTAATTTGTCATTCTCCTCAATGATTCCAACCATTTGCCTAAATGTTTCAAGTGAGGTTGTAAGTCGATGCGCTGATGATAGCTGTAAGTTTTCTCCCCAGACATACATGCCACAAAGGATTCGAAGCATCATAAAAGTTGATTTGCCATTTTGCCTAGCGATCAATAACCCAGCCTCGGTATGATGCCAACGACCATCCGGCTTCTTGCCCACAGTATTGACAGATAAATCCATCCCTACGCAGTATGCGTTCCCTAATAGATCTCCATTGTCTGGTTGATCCAGTAGATCTTAATGCACTCTTACTCAATACCATCCCTTAATCTTATGATGTGCTAAAGCATTACATGGATTAGAGTATCGCTTTTTTATATAAGCAATCTGCCAATCAATCTGTTTGAATCCATTAACTGTACTTAACCATTTGCTTCTACCTTGAGGAATACCATAATGCGAACCATTCCGCGCTAAAGGATTCCACCGGCTTTCCTTGAAATTCAATTCATCTAAACAATAGAAATAATCTAAATTATTAAGCTGTATGAAAGCCCATTGACGATAATGATTTGTTTTAGGTTGTTGAGATTCAGCTACTTCTAAAGGATGCAGTTGTAAAACAAATAGAGCGATCCCGAATAGCCAGCACCTCGCGAGCTTTCCCTTACGGGCTCGCGTTTTTGCCTTTAGGGCAAATACTTGCTTAGAGCCTAGCATGGGATTGCAAGTACCTCTACGCATAAATACTCCAATCATCTCAATATGTGGACTGTGATTTGCAACACACAACTCTTAGATCATCTGTATCAATCCATGTTTCATCAAATCCTGCTTCCATTAGATAGACATCCAGCCTATGTATCCAGCATCGGGATTATCAGCAAGCCATTGTTTATGTAGCTCATTCTGATAAGCCCAATCTATTTCGTGTTCTCCTTGATCATGAGAATCGCACATGTATGGCACTCCTTATCTGCAAACATCCAAGCACCGCATTTAGTGCAGCGCATAACTGGCTCTTGAGTATCGGTTGATTCTGCTTGATTCTTAACGCCAACACCACAACATTTAAGGCATTGATAAACCCTAAATCCTTCATGGGTTTCATATCCATCAAGCCATACAAATTCACTATTGGCTGAGCAGAAGTTGCATCTAAATTTAACCAAGTTTGCCAGCCCATCCTGTTCCCTTAAAGATGGTTGGCACAGCTGTATATATGCGTCTTAATGGTGCGTTGCATACTTGACAATGAGGGATTTTATGATCCATTGGTAAATCCAATACAATCATCGACCCCTCACTATCACAGAAGTATTCGTAATTAGGCATTTGGTTCCTTATGTACTGGATACGGAATTCGATTGATAGCGTGGCAGTTGTAGCATCGCAACAGATCGCCCTCATGAAGTAATCTGTCATCGTTGCACATATCGCAGTATGTCGTTGATGGCTCTACCTTAACTCCATCATCTGTAAAAGTAGCAGTTAGACCAGAGCCGTCAATGATTTGTAATTCACCCATTTATTCACCTCCTTCAAAATACCATTTTCCATTAGCTGTAAGTTTTGCCCATTTGGCATCACATTGTTTTGCTTTACAAACATATCCATAGTAAGGCTTGCCTCCTTTAGATATTCCTTCTTTGAGAATATGACCATGCTGGCATGCAGGTGGCTCATTAGGTATCGATGCACCTATTTCAGCAACCACATCACCAACAGACCATGCAACTGGCTCAGGCTTCTTATCAGCTTCAAAACTATCTCTTAAGATTGTTTCAATCTGTGCTGACTTCGATCCGGGTTTGCCATACATGTTTTGCCTAGCTTCTAACTTCTCTTTAAATGATGGATTGGTTTCAACCTTTCGCATGTCATCTTTGGTGGCAGTTTTGTCAGAGCCTTTAAGTAGAATGATCGCTCTACCAAGTGCTGATGTAGCTGTATCCTCAACATAAAACTTTTTCATATTGGGGATGTAAGTTTCCCTAGACCCAAATGCCACATTGCTTACCGCTGGTGCAGCATCTTTGCTATCTCGCCATAATGTTGATTGGATCAAGATATAGCCCTTTTCAGGATCGTGGCTAATAACAGATAGATCTGATCTACCCATTGGATAATTGGCAATAAACCATTTGTTCAGCGTTGCCACATCCTCATAATCCTCAAGATTAAATGCCATTATTTATCACCCCATTCAAATTGATCGTCTTTAACTGCTTCGAGCACTGTGTTATAGACAGAGCCATAGGCAATGAAGTCTTTGATACTGTCATAATGATCTGGGGTTTCACTAAGCCTAGAAACCTTGACAAGTGCCATGCACAATGCAGCTTGGTGTGGTGTGATTGGGAAATCAAGATATGCAGACCAAAGACCCGCAATTCGTTTGTGGTTGTAGTATGGATGTCCATAGACACTTCCACGCTGTTGGATTGTAGTAATGACTTCATTTAACAGATCCTCAGTTTTTGTCATAATCAAAAACCTCATCTGACTGTGCTTTGATATTGGTCATTCGGCGATGCATATTCCAACCATCAGCCCGACCCTTCCAATAACCATTCTGGAATGCGGTATCTCGGATTTCATAAATAATGCATGCAGCAAATGTCAAACCGACAATTGTCCACATGATTACAAAACCCATATCTCTTGTTTCTAGCCATGTATTCATTTTGTTGCCCACTCCCGTATTACTTTAGGCATCGCAACCGGATTTCGGTCATCGATTACTGTATATCTTGCTCCTGACGGATGGATTGATGGTGCAGCAGCTACATAGCCTTTCCATTTAATATCAATTCCATCATTTAACTTACCTCTGAATACATCAGATTTATTAGCTGTGTAGTAAAGGTGCAAACCATCACCGGTTTGAATTGTGTATGTTGGCTCAAATTCAGGTAGCAATTCGCCACCATTGCGATAATCAATATCAAACACAACCAAACCTGATTGATAACAGGCAATGCCAATGTTGATATTTTGATTATAATCAAACCAAAAATTTATTAACTTTTGATCTGTGCTTGCTGATAAATAAGCTCTTTGAGCCAAGTCAAAGTGCGGATCCTTTTTGCGTGGCAACAATGGCAAAACTGCCCATCCTCGCTCTGCATATTCTAAAGCTGTATCTCTACTGCCTAGATCTAGTTTCATGTCGCTCCCTACATATCCACAGTATCTCTGTGAATACATAAAGTTTGACCTAAATCAAGTCTTTTATCTACCTGATTTACGGCGTGTTCTATAACGATTAGATAACGCTAATATCCTCAAAATCGTCGATATGGTCATCAATCGTGCGAGGCTGATAATCTGTTTCACGCCCCATAAGACTTTCCAAGAGCTGTAAATGAGCCATCTTTGTTAATCGGGATCATCTGCACATTCATATTTTTGCCGTCCCAATCCATAATGACGATGCCCATTTGCCAATTAGCCAAGCCTTTTGTATAGGAGGCTTTTGCCCTGTTCATAAGGTTGCCTGTTTCAACCCCGTAAAGGGGTCTGTAAGCCCCGTAGAGCCCCTCTGAGTAGGCTGACATACCTAACCTATGGGTATGACCACAAACCACGCTCTTTCCTGCCTTTTTGGCAAGATTTAAGGCAGTCTGACCAGCATTAGGATTCATGTTGCCTTCATCGCCATGAGCCAAGATCCAGCCCTTTTCAAACTCGTAAAATGTCTTGTGAAAAGATATGCCCATGGATTCGAAATCCATAAATTTTGCGTACTGCAATTCTGGAAGGCTAATGAGCCCCGGTACTTTTAGTAAAGTGTTATATAAGCGATCAGTATGATTACTGCGGATAATATGAGCTTCTCGGCTGTGCTCTGTGAGAGCCCAAAGGATTTCCTGAGTAGATGAACGATCATCGTCCAAAGTTTGTTGATAAGCCAAAGGTGTTTTCTCAGCCCATCGGCTAATGGTTTGAAAATCAATTTCATCACCCACACATAATACACTGTCAAATCTTTCACGCTTAGCCA